TTAAAGCGGATGAACATCGCGATCGTGAACGCGACTCGAGAGACGGCCTTGACGTGTTTCCCGCAGATGTCACTGGCCGAGGCGCTCGCGTGACGACTCCGCTCCAAGTGTTTATCGGCTGGGATGCACGCGAACATCGAGCGTGGAACGTCGCGCGGATGAGCATGAAGTGCCATGCCTCTGTCGATGTGGACACGCGACGGCTGGCGCTGGCCCCACTCCAGACACAGGGACTCTATCGGAGACCGACCGAGGACCGAGGCGACGGCAAGCTCTGGGACGTGATTTCTGAGGCCCCGATGTCCACTGGCCACGCGATCGCCCGGTTTCTCGTGCCGCATTTATGCGGGTATTTCGGATGGGCGCTGTTCACCGACGGTGACGTGCTGTTCCGCGACGACGTCGCGAAGCTGTTCGCGCTGGCCGATGACCGTTTCGCCGTGATGATCGTGCAACACGACTACACGCCAGCCGAGACCGTCAAAAAGGGCGGCCATCTGCAGACGTCGTATCCGCGCAAGAACTGGTCGTCGGTGATGCTGTTCAACTGTGGGCATCAGGCTAACCGCGCGTTAGACGTAAACCTCATCAATAGCGTCCCAGGACGAGACCTGCACAGGTTTTGCTGGCTCGATGATGACGTGATTGGCGGATTGCCGCCCAGATGGAATGTCCTGGTTGGCCATTCGCCATATGACGAGATGGCGGCGCTCGTGCATTTTACAGAAGGCGTGCCAGATGTGCCTGGGTACGAGGGCGTGCCGTATGCAGATGAGTGGTTCGGTCATGCCAAGGCGGCCGGCTACCGGCTGTCCATGCCGTGCGTCCAGGTGCCGGCGTGACCGGATGGCTGATTGCGATGGTCGTTGAATTCTTGCTGTTCGATCCGGTCTCGTCTCGCGGCTCCACCATGTTTGAGGCGCTCACAGACACGGCGCAAGGCCACACGTGCGTCACGACGCGGGCCTATAGCGGGACGTCCGATCTTCTGATGCTGTGGGGGCCTGGGGCTCCGAATCGTTTCCACGCCATGCGCGCGCACCTGGACAGAGGCAAGCATCTCGTCGCATGGGACTTGGCGTATTGGCAGCGTGATAACAAGGTCCGCTGCTCGATTGACGGCGCGCATCCCAGCGCGTGGGTCATGCGGCGTGAGTGGCCACAGGATCGGCTACTGCACGATGGAGTCTCTGTCTACGACAGATGGCAGCCAGACGGGCCGATCCTGGTGGCCGGCTTAGGCCAGAAGGCGCGCGTCCAGTATGGGGCTTCAATCGTGGACGCCTGGGAGGCCTCGATGATTGCCGCGTGCCGAGCCCGCTACAGCAACCGAGTCCTGTATCGGAGCAAGAACGGCGGGGCCGTTCCCGCTGGTGTGGATCGAGCTCAGTCAGGTCAGATTGACGATGCGCTGTCTGGCGCGTCGCTCGTGGTGACGTGGCATAGCAACGTCGCCGTGGATGCGATGAGGCTCGGTATTCCCGTGATCTGTCGCGACGGCGCCGCGGCGGCCGTGTATCCGTCAGAGCTTCCATCGACTGGCCGTCCTGCGCCGCTCGACCATGGCCTGCGGGCTAAATTTCTCGCGAATCTGGCGTGGTTTCAATGGGCACCTGACGAAGCCGAGACGTGCTGGGGTTTTCTCAACGGACTGTTGACGAGCTGATGCGCGTGGTTTGCCCGTATCGCCCCTATCCGCCAGAGACGCTGCCGCATGCGGAGGGGATCGGCCCGTTCGATTGGCTGGATGCGATCCGCATGATGAGTGCCAGTGTGGCGGTCACGAATCGCTGTAAGACGCACGTTATCACAGACGCGAAGACGGCCTTGCCGATGCCGGCGCTCAGGTTCAAAACGACCGAGCAGGCGTTGATGTTGTGGGTTCTGGATGTCTCTCGTGCCTACCTGGAATCGAGGCACTTCAACACAGACACGGTCATGGTCTGTCCGGATCTGTTGGTCTACCGCGATCTGCGCGGCAGGTTCAACGGTGATTTGGGCCTCGTGATTCGTCAGGAAGAGAAACATCTGGCGTCTGGGCGCCCGCTGATCAATGGCGTGCAGTGGTGGGCGGTTCGGGCGAAGGATCGGCTGGTCGCTGCCTTCAGAGACGCCTTGCGTATCGCGAAGACCTTACCAGACGAGATCATCGCGTGGGGGGCCGACACGGAGCCATTGCGGATGATGGCCGAACCGCTCCAGCCTGGCGTCCACGTCAGGGGCGGGCTCTCCGTCAATATGATCCCGTGCGAGGGCGTGCTCGAGGCGCTGGCCTCTCGGACGATTGACAGGTTGGAGTCAGGGGAACAAATAGGATGGCCTCAAGCGGCCCTGATTGACTTCAGAAGCACGCGGAAGCGATACATGCGGGCGTTCTTTGAAGCGACATACGGGCAAGCGGTGCTGGCGTGAAGTGGGCGCGAGGCTGGGCGTTCCCAGACGCTGATGAGTTCATGGTTAACGAGCTCGGGTATGACGGGACGTATCAGATGGGGCATTTGGAAGCGGCACTCTCGTATGTGACCGACTGGGGATGTGCGATTGACGGCGGCGCGCACATCGGCACGTGGTCGAGGGCGATGAGTGCCAAGTTCGGATCGGTCGTCTCGTTCGAGCCGAGCCCTGATACGTACGAATGTCTGGTGCAGAACATGTCTGCCTTCGGGTGTGCCAATGTGGCCTGCCATCACGCCGCGCTGGGAGGTGTCGCCGGGTCTGTCTCCGTGATGTGGGATGCCGTGAATGAGGCCCGCGCGAACACCGGGGCTCGATACGTTACGAAGATCGGGAACATCCCGATGGTGACGGTCGATAGCTTCAATCTGGATCACATAGGGTTTCTCAAGCTGGACGTGGAAGGCTCAGAGCCGGACGCCTTGCGGGGGGCTGTGACCACGATCCACAGGTGCAGGCCGATCGTGCTGTTCGAGGACAAAGGGCTCTGGAAGCGCCATTACGGCCTCCCGAGAGATACCGTGCAGCGATTCCTGACCGGCATCGGCTATCAGCGTCTCGAGCGTGTGTCGATGGATGAAATCTGGGGGCCGCCATCGTGAACGTCTTGATCTGCGGACGCGGCAAGGGTTCCTGGGAGATGCGAGGCGTCCAGGTCGGAGACGCGATCGGCGCACGGGTGGTCTCGGTGCCGTCTTATGGCGATCTGAAGTGGGCGGACATCGTGGTACTCATCAAGCGAGCTGGCATGGAGCACGCGAAGCGTGTGCACAGGTCCGGCAAGCCAATCGTCTGGGATGCGCTCGATTATTGGTCTCAGCCCGCGCACAACCGTTTGACGAGAGAAGAAGCGAGGCATGAGTTCGCCGGCCAGATCCGTGCGATCTCTCCGCACTTGGTGATCGGCGCGACGAAGGCGCAGGCCGATGACGCGAAGGGCGAATACATTCCCCATCACTCATGGTCAGGCCTGTCGCCGGCTCCATGCCGAGACGAGATGCGCGTGGTCGGCTATGAGGGCAACCCGATTTACCTCGGGGCCTGGGCCACTGCGCTCGAAGACATCTGCCTGTCTCGCGGCTGGTCGTTCGTGGTCAATCCGCCGTCCCTGAGTGACTGCGACCTGCTCGTGTCGCTCCGCGATGGTGTTTGGGATGGCTGGATGTGCCGGGAATGGAAGAGCGGGGTGAAGGTCGTGAACGCGATCGCTGCGGGGCGCCCGATTATTGCTCAGCCGAGTGCCGCGATGCGAGACATTCAACCTCCAGGGTCGGTCGTGGAGAACGTCGTGGAGTTACGACAGGCCCTTGAGCGATGGGCGGCTCGCGACTGGCGGACCACCTGCGTGGAAGTGTGCCGACAAAAGGCCGTGAGATACACGCTTAATGCCGTCGCGCGGCATTACAAGCTCATGCTGTCGCGTGTGGCGGAGTCTGTAGGTGTTTGATCTGATTGATACGGCGGAATCGCTCGTGACTGGTCCGGTCAGGGAGCCGTTGGACTTGGAAGAAGTTAAAAAGGCCCTCCGGATCACTTCGGAGACTGAGCATACGCTCCTGGTCACGTGGATGGCAGCCGCGCGACAGTATTTCGAGGTCGAGACCGGGCGCCAAGTCATGCTCGCCACCTGGGAGTACCACTTGGACGAGTTCCCCGTGTACCCAGCCATCGAAGTGCCTCGACCACCGCTCGTGAGCGTCGAAAGCATCTCGTATCTCGATGAGGCAGGCGTTACGCAAACGATGGATCCGGCGGATTACACGGTGCATACCGCGGCTGGCCCGCTGTGTCCTCGTGGGCGGATCTCAATTCCTCATGCGAGCGTCTGGCCGACTTCTGGGGAGCACCAGAAGGCCGTCACGATTCGGTATCAGGCGGGGTACGGGGAGGTGTACGACAGCGTGCCTGAACTCATTAAGGGGACTCTGCTCCTGATTGTGGGCGTCTATTACCAGTTTCGGGCGAACGTCTACGCGCACCGCGGGGGGGGTCTGGAAACGCTCCCGATGGGCGTGGAGCCAATCGTGCGGGCGTTCCGTGAAACCGCCATTCAGACGCTGGCCCCGAGGCGGGCATGCTGAACGCGGGCGATATGGACCGGGAGATTGTGCTCGAAACAGCCGTCCTGGCGCAGAACCAGGACACCGGCGAAGCGGCGCCGGATTGGGCCACGGCGACACAGGCCACCGTGTGGGCCCAGTGGCTGCCGGCTGGATCGCGCGAAGCCTGGCAGGCGCAGCAGCGTCTCGGGGCCTATGTGGACGGGGTGTTTAGAATCTACGACCTGGAGTCTAGGCCGTCTCCGACCTTAACCCGCGTGCTGTTTCAGGGTCGGACGTTCGACGTGAAACCGTGGGTGGAGATTGGGCGTGGGGAGGGGCTGGAACTTCCCGTGGTGGCGCGCGCTGATGATTGAGTTCAAGGTCTCTGGATTCAAGGAACTTGAGCGCAACCTTCGGAAGCTCCCGCAGGAGATCGCCGGGAAGGTGTTGCGTGAATCGCTCAGA